CTAGCATAAATCTCGCAATAAATCAGATTAATAAAATATTAAGCGGTATAATTGGTGGTATTAGGTATATTCAAAATATCATTAAAATTTGTCTTAATATAGTCAATATTTTCAAGATAATCGAAAATTTCTTGTTAATAATGCCCATGCCAAATATGTATACAACCGCCGGTATTACTACGACATTTGGAAAAGTCTATAATTACATAAATCAATTTACAAAAGATACTCTAAAAATATTAAATGATATAAACTTATTTATTACGGTCATTATAAGCTTAATACAGGGAGTTGCGGCAGTATTAGATCAGATTTCTGCAAATTTAGATCAAATACTTGAAAATTTAAAAGCTTGTCAAAGAAATCCTGCTCTAGATCCCACAATTGCTAGTCTAGAAAATAGTATAAATAGCATAAAACAAATAAATCAAGAATTAAAAGATTTTGTACAAAATTACCAAGCTCAAAAATCTAATACTAGTAATACCTACTATGGATATACAATTCAGATACTTACAGAAGAAATTGCTGATAAAGCCGTACTAGCAAATACTATTCCAAGAAGATATGGTATAGCTGTAAATGCTGCTAATATTGAAGTTGTAAAGACTGATTATACTTTTGCATCAAATGATACTGTTATAGTAAACGCGGTTAAATTACTTCTAGCTGAGAAACATTTAATAAATATTCCCACTAGCGCATTAACTAATCAAGAAACAGATATTATTAATCAAGCGATGAATGCTCTTCAAGATAATAATATAAGCATGGATAATATTTCAAATGATAATCCTATGGCTTTAGTGGATAATCCAGATAATGAAGACGATAATAATGGCTTGGGCGTAAATGCATTCTTTAATAAACAAAAAGGTGGAAAAAAGATGAGGAAAAAAATAAAGCAAATAATGAATCAGAGCAAACAAAAATTAAATTCTGATCTACAAAACTAAAAAAAATAATATTTATAGAATATGACAAAGTCACAAATATTTAGGAAGATGATCAGAGAAGAAGTTCAAAAAGCTCTTCATGATGAAATGCCTAAGATACTCAGAGAACTAAAGTCTATACCAGAATCTAAGTCTTCGTTGAAAGAGAGCACTAAAGACATGTATGGCGTGCCTCTTACACTAAATCAACCAAAAAAACAAATTAATCAGACTCCTCAAAATATGCCAGCTTTTGCGAATAATAAAGCATTAAATAGTCTTTTACAAGAAACGATGCTAAGCATGACTAGCGACGATGCTGAAGGATTTGGCTATAATACAGAGCAACAACATCCTGGAGTAGTATTTCAACCAAAAGAAGATAGAGTTGGTAGTGTAGATGAAATGTTAGCAACAGCAAGAGGAGCTGGAAATATAGAAGCTGTACAAGTTAATGTTGTTCCTGATTTTAGTGCTCTAATGGATAGACTATTAGAAAAAGGAGATATAAAATAGTATGGCATACGGACTAAAACAAATACCAGTAGTAGATTTCCAACCTTCAACGGCTCTTGGAGTAGCTATACCTTTTCAAACACCAAGTGCTTTTACGTCTGTGTATACTACTTTGCAGCAAACTAAATATAACATAATCAATTTTATGTTGACTGATAGAAGGGAAAGACCTTTTAATCCTAATTTTGGAGCAGGATTGAGATCAAGGTTATTTGAACAGATCACACAAGATGATTTGGACAGCCTTAAGCAGACAATATCAAATCAGATAGAATCATATTTCCCTAATGTTTTGGTGAACTCCTTGAACATCCTGGGTAACCCTGATGATAATTCAATTTCAATAACATTGACCTACTCTCTAAAGAATATAAAATCAAGTGATAGTCTGGTCCTAAATATACAAAACGCATAAAATGGCAAACCAAGTAAAAGACATTCACTATATAAATAAAAACTTTGATTCGTTCAAGGGAGATCTTATTGAGTATGCTAAGGCGTATTTTCCTACAACTTATACAGATTTTAGTCAAGCATCTCCTGGTAGTATGTTCATTGAGATGGCGGCCTATGTTGGTGATGTATTGTCTTTTTACTTAGATAACCAGATCCAGGAGACATTTGTACAGTACGCAAAACAAAGTAATAATCTATATACCTTAGCTTATATGCTAGGATATAGACCTAAAGTTATATCAGCTGCACTTGTAGATATTGATGTATATCAGCAAGTCCCTTCAACTATAGTTAGTGGATATTATGTTCCAGATTGGACATACGCCCTTACAATACAGCCAGGAATGCAAGTAAAATCTAATATAAACAGTGGAGTTTCTTTTTATATTCCAGAAAGAATTGATTTTACATTGTCTTCTTCTATGGATCCTACTGACGTTTCAGTGTATGATACAGTAGGAGTAAATCCAGCTCATTATCTTCTTAAAAAGACGACTCAGGCGGTATCTGGACAAGTAAAAACAACCTCTTTTACATTTGGTGCAGCACAAAGATTTAGTACTGTATCTATAAATGATTCTAATATAGTCTCTATTATTTCTGCAGTAGATTCTTCTGGTAATAATTGGTATGAAGTTCCTTATTTGGCTCAAGATTATATCCTTAGTGCATCTTATAATTCTGCTAGTGATAAAAGTCAAGTTCCGTACATGATGCAAAAGTCAACTGTCACAAGAAGATTCACATCTAGATTTTTATCAAATAATACTCTTAGTATAGAATTTGGTGGAGGCATAAATCCTAATGCAGATTCAGTATACATTCCAGATCCAAATTCAGTTAGCGTTGGTCTTACGGGTGGTGGTTTAAGTCAAATGGGAACTGCTTATGATCCTACAAACTTTGTAACTACTCAGACATATGGATTAGCCCCAAAAAATACAACAATTACAATATCATATCTAGTTGCTGGTGGTGCTCAAGACAACGTTCTTGCAAATCAATTAACACAACCATCAGCTTTTACTGTTACTGGCATTAATACAACTTATCAAAATACAATAGTAACAAATAATCCAAATCCCGCAGCTGGCGGTGGTGATGGTGATTCTACTGATGAATTGAGAATGAATTCGATGGCTGAGTTTCAAACTCAATATAGAGCAGTTACTCAAGAAGATTATCTAGCTAGAACTCTTAGCATGCCTGGTCAATTTGGAAAGGTATCTAAGGCATATGTAACTAAAGATGATGTAACTTTTGGGAGCTATACTGCTACAGATCCTGCTGATAGAGATCCAATTCTAGTTAGTCTCTATATTCTTGGGTTAGATTTTAATGGCAATCTTGCTGCACCTTCGCAAAATCTTATAAATAATCTTCAAACATATCTACAGAATTATAGAATGCTGACAGATGCAATAAATATTAAACCAGCTTATATTATAAATTTTGGAGTAAATTACGATATTGTATTAAGACCAAATTATAATCCTCAAGATGTTTTAGCAAGAACATTAGTCGCTGTTCAGAATTTTTTTAATATAGACAACTGGCAGATAAATCAACCAATAGTGCTATCTAATCTATATACCGCTATAGATTCTATAGATGGAGTTCAAACAGTAAAAAATATAGAACTTGTAAATAAATCAGGAGTGGTAAATGGTTATTCAAAGTATAGTTATGATATGGCAGGAGCAACAAATAATGAAGTAGTATACCCGTCTTTAGATCCTAGCATTTTTGAAGTAAAATACCCAAATATAGACATACAAGGAAGAGTAGTTCCCTTCAGCTAAATAAAATAATAAAAAATGGCCGTATATAAAATATTCGCAGAAGCAGACACAACTCTCTATTCAGCATATCCTAATCAAAATACTGGACTTGATGAGATATTAGAAGTGGGGTGTAGAAATAGTCAAGTTCCGAGTGAAGTATTAGCTCAGGGCGCAGGTGATGATCTTAGAAGGTCTTTGATAAAGTTTAATACTAGTGAAATACAATCTATAGTTTCTGAGTTTAATGGAAACGATTGGAAGGCTTATCTTAGATTATATTTTGCCAATGGTGAAAATCTAAATACTAGTTATAATGTAGAGGTTAGACAAGTAAGTTCCTCTTGGACTATGGGAACTGGTAAATTCTTAGATAGCCCACCTGCTACAAATGGAGCTACATGGAATGCCCCTGGCGTATCTGGGTCTGCACAGTGGGTAAATCCATCTTATTATTTAACAAGTGGAGGTGGCAATTGGACTGCTACATCAGCAATATCCCAGTCTTTCGGGTATAAAGATAATAAGGATATAAATGTAGATATAACCCCAATAATAACTAGTTGGTTGGATTCCATCTCAAAAGCTAATATTGATACTAATCAAGGCGTAATAGTAA